CAGGTATTCCTTCGCTTCGGTGACATCATTCTCTAGTGACTTGATTGTTTTTCTGAGGTTGAACACCTCGTCCTTGAGTTCTTTGTTGCTCATGTCAAACACTGGGTCAAAGCTACCGAAGTACACCGCCTTTGCGCTTTCGTAAGAATCCTTCAGTCTTTTATCATTCAGAATGTATCCGTCGAATCGTTTCTTGTAATGAACGATAGTGCAGTGGGTCTTACCCAAGTACTCAGCAATAGCCACCGTAGTGTAGCCCTTGTCCAGTAAAATCTTGGAGAAAATCATACGGGCATTTACATTCTCTCTGTTTCGGCATGTTGTAATCAGCTCAACATGAAGAATGCTTTCGATGGCCTCATGAAGAACGCCAAACTCTTTGTTAATAATCTTTTTCATTGTGTTAAAATCGGAAGAGAAAGATAGTCAGAGATGTCATAAACAGCCAACCATCCGCTGTCTTTTTTCGATTCATTAACAATGTCCCAAGGGAGAATCCAACCACGAGCATTTACCGGCATGCCTTTACCTACATCTCTCTTTGTGTCGCGTGTATTTAAGTTGCTTGACTCACAGAATTTTAGTAGGGCTTCGCGATTGAATAGATGTGCATGAGCTTTGTAGTCACCGAAACTATTCTCATCAACTAAAGAATTGGGTGCGTACTTAACCACATAGACCCAGTACTTTGAAATTGACGCTCGAATTCCACTGTCTTTATCCGCACTTGGGTTTACGTACTCGATAAACAAGTTACCAGTGGGGTCTCTACGGGTTCCGTATGAAGACCAAGCTGCCGATGATTTGGTATCCCACTTGACCTCGAAGTAAACCTTGTCGTTTAACTCAACGATATCCCATCCGGGTTCCTTACCCTTTGACTGCTCGTATGTCTTTAGGGTTTTGTCCCCCATGAAGTTCATCCAAGCAAGCTCTATCCTATTGCCGAACTCAAGGTCTTTACGGAAGCTGCTCGGCATCTGATTCTTCTATGTATTCCCTAAGAGCGTGCTTCATTGCTTCAAGCTCCAAGATTACTAGTTTCTTGTACTTTCTTACGTCGTCAAGCGTTTGCTCCCAGTTCGTGACTGGTGCACCCTTGTTGTCGTGAAGCTGCTCGTACAGCTCCGTAGTCAACCTCTGTATCTCTTGAGTACAGTAGCTGTAAAGCTGACTAAGTTTTTGCTTCTCCATTGATGTGGTTCAGTATGATTGTTATCGCGGCATCTATCTGCTTTTTGTTTTTAGGGATGAAAAGCATGTAGTCATCCATGTCGTTGTCTGACATGTACTTCAGAAACAGCTTCCACCTTAAGGGAAAAGTATGTTGTGATGGAACCCAACCCTTCGTCTCAATAATGAAACGATTCTCGTGGCTAACAAAGTCTGGTGTGTACTTAATCGAAAGCACCACCTTGTTTGTCGCATCCGTCATAACGTCCTTACCCCTCGTAGACTTATGATAAACTCCGGGATACCTAAACGAGTCCATTAACTGAAATGTCTCGCTCTCATATCCAAAATCAATCTTTGATTCTTTCAACCTATCGTAACAATAGGTCTCAAGAGTTGACTTCAGTTTCACTGAACCTCTACTGAGGTCTTTGCGTTTCCTTCCCTTTGTTGGTCTCGTTAAGTTTTTCCGGCGTTTAGCCATACCCTAAAAGGTACGGTTAGAAGTGCTCTTGTTTGCCAACAAGTTGTTCACCAAGAGATGTGAATAGCTTTTGGTTGGGAGCGTGCATAGAGAATCCACTCTGCGTTGAGTTTAACTCAAACATCATTGGCTGTGCATAGGGTGTTGGCTTACCACCCGTGTCCACCTCCCGAACTTTACGAACGTGCATCTCAATACACCTGCGCTGTAGAACATCAGGGTGTTGAATCTTTCTGTGTAGTGTGATGAAACAGTCACTGCGATTCACCCACTTACCTCCATGCTCAGTGTCCTCAGCGTAAGGAGCAACCTGCAAACCGTCATCGCCTTTTCTACGTTGACTCTCTGTAATGCTGTGGGCGTTTACCCATACAGCTACATCCATGTTGTTGCTGAAGGTCAAGAACTCTGAGGCAGCTTCATAGTGGTACTCGTGTGGCCCGACACCACGGTTGGCACTCATCTCAATCTTTAGGCTGTTGTATGGGTCTACAAACAATCCGTCAATCGGGTTCTGCCTGTGCACCTTCTCACAGAACAGGATGATGTCCATGTAGCTGTAGGTCTTGCTGTTGTCGATTACAACGAAGTGCTTCTCAACCCAGTCCCTAGCTTTTTTACGTTCGATGTGTGTGGTGCTACCAATCTTCTTATTCAGCGCAAACTGAACCAGCTTCATCTTCACGGCAGCAGAGCGGTTCTCTGAGCTGTAGATTACCCACCTCCAGTTGTGATGCATTGAACTTGCCACCATCATCCACAGCGCAAAGGTTGTCTTACCGATATTGCTGTGACCATTAATCATAACGAACTCCTTTTTGAATACGAAGTTCTCATCCATGAATTGGTTTCCTGTGCTAAGACCTAGGGGTATCTTGCCATCCACATACTGCTCAATCCAATCGTAATCAACATCGTCACTGCTGATAAAGGACATGTCCCCATCATTCAGCTTCATGTCTCTCTTAATCTTCTCTTCGCTATTGATGACCTCACTGATAGGTAGCTTCTTTCCGTTTGCTATCCCGTCATTAATAGTCAGTAAAGCCCCCTCTAAATTGTCGATGTCCCGTTTCTGAATCTCTCTTTCGAGTATCCACCGAGCAACATCCTCTTCAACAATTCCACTGGCGATGTATCCACCCATCAAACTAGCGGCCTTGACAAGCACGTTGTGCTTATCTCCTTCCTCCGCTTTGCGTATCATGGCGGCAGCTATGTTTATCTTGTTGAAGTCAGTCCTACCAGACAAGTCTTTTACAACTTGATTCTGAGAGTGCTCTGACATCATGCCACCATACCTCTCGTACTCAGCCTTGACAACGATGTCTGGGTCGTATGACTCAAAGCACGCTCGGCTTTCATTCTCTCCGGTGCTGTCTAACTCAAGACCATACTGCTCATCGAAGTATTTAATCAGTGAGCGGTAGTGGTCACGATGTCTCTCCGTGTTTGTTATCTCGACTAAACCTTTAACACCTTCACCGCTGGGTGATGCCCAGCACGACATGATGTACTTGTCCCCGGCCAAGGCAGACTTGGTTCTCGTTACGTCAACGTGGTCGAAGTCTAGTATGACTAACCCGCTGTGAAACTTTAAGCTGTCATCACTTCGCTTGTTCTTCTCAAAGACTCCACTAAAACATACCGCAGGTAGCTCTTGCTTAATAGCTTTATCACCCTCCCTTATTAGTTCAACCTTTGGTTGACTCTTACCTTCTTTAATCCTCGTTAGAACTGTATCCAGCGATGTAATTACTGCCTCCTGTGTGCGATAGATTGTTGGATAGATGGTTACCTTTTGATTGTTCATCGCGCAACTGTTGTATCTGGTTCTCGTACCACTTTGCTTTCTTCATGTCCTGCTCCAAGCTGTTCCCCGGCTTGTTCCCTGCCCGCATGCGGTACTTGAAGACGTTCATCTCGCAGAACGCGATGTATGAGTTTTTGCCCCAGATATCTATCATCATCTGCCACACTTGCTTGCCCCCCTTCTTGTAGTGTTCCGGGTTTATAGCGTCTGAGTCTGATTTGGATTCGGTCTTTGAAGGCTTCGAGGGTGTCGATGATGCCTTTGATTGTGTCAATTTGCTCATGAGGAGAAAGAAAGTTTTGAGCCTCTAAATTTAAGTCCTCCTTTTTAAAGGAGTCCAGCTTTTCTAGTACGATTCGAGAGGCTGTTTCGAAGTACGTTCTGTATTCAGGGCTTGAGACAAAATACATCTCGTGACTCTGCTTGTAATGGTAGATGGTTGTCCTGTCTTTATTGAACAGGTTTGAACACGCGCTGTGGTGAAAGAAGGCTGATGTAGCATTGGCAAACGCTGCCCTTATCTCTACTTGCTGTCGTGTCCTTGAGTTGTTTGGTTCCACACCGATAGCCTCGATGTAGGTTTGGTATGTTTGTCTGAAGATGTCCATTGAAATAAAATTTTGTACTCCCGGCAGGACTCGAACCTGCAACATTCACCTTAGAAGGGTGATGCTCTATCCAATTGAGCTACGAGAGCATAGCGAGGGGAGCCAGAACAATTCACGAAACTGACTCCCCCCTTGCGGTCTATCTATATCCTAACCACTATTTAGAACGGCACTTCAGAAGTGCTTTGCTTGTCTACCTTGCGCTGCTGTTCACCCTGACTATTCGGGTCGTACACAGAGCAGAAAGCTTTCATCTTTCGATTGTCTTCTCGGTCTGGGACAGAGACAACATCAATGTAAACTCTACCCTTTGCAGTTGCGTACTGCTTGAGGTTATCTAACTCCTCCAGCGTGAATGATACTCGCTGGTTTACTCGTGGGGATTCAGTGTATCCCACATACACGTTGCTGTTATCAGCCATGTCTAAAAAATTAAAAGGTTAATGTAAACTGCTTGTACCGGTTGCGGGATTGTACAACTCCCATAAGTCCTTCAGCATACAGCCACATGAGGCGTAGCTTAGTTCTGTCCTGTTCGTCCATGGCATCAGCCAGCTCCTTGTAGGGCATCTTCAATTCAGTAATGGCATAGTATGCTGTAAAGCATCGGTCAGTGAAACCATCCTTGCCAAAGTCCTTACACTTGGTAACGTCGATACCGAAGTGCAGGTTTGCTCGTGCGATTAGTTCTTGTGCATTCATCAGATTAGTCCTTTGATGTAGAACGTTTCAGTCTCAAGATTATTGTCCAAGTACCGAGTAATTCTTTCTACTGCCTTATCAAACTTCACCTTACCATTCTCAATGGTTTCATCACTGGCTTGGTAAACACCGATGACGTAGGGATACGCCTTCTCTTGTGCTACCCAGTAGAACTTATCCAAACCCAGCACGCTACAGTAGATGTAAGCTTGGATGTCGTAACCGTAGTCTCTTACCGCGTAACGGAATGCCGACAGGCTACGGGTGGTCTTATGGTCACTGATGTAGTCCTTGTTTAAGCAATCCAAGAATCCACGTACTGGAACGCCTGAGATTTCTTTATTGAACTCGTGTTGGTAGTCACCGATGAGGTACTCCTCCATTACACCAGTCACCTTCAATCGCTCAATCATTTCTTGAGCTTTCTTGAAATCGTCCTGACCAATGAGCTTGACTTTCTTTTCTTCGGCCTCCTCTTGGAAGTCCTTAACCCAAGCCTTGTACTTGTTAGTCATACGTGGTGCACGACCACCAATCTCCTCACACTTTGCGCTGTCATTGAGCACTAAGAATTGCTTATCGAAATCCTCCGGTGTAAACAGAAGGCAATCGTACATACTTCCGAACGTCAGGGCTTCACTCTCTTTGAAGAGTTGTCCCCTCATGTACATCTCCCACAAGCGCATGTCTTGTAGTGCGTACTTTACTGAGCTGTATGATAAGTGACCCTTACCTACGGCTTCTGCTAATTGAACTGACAACATCAGGCTTCGGAGTATTCCACTAGTTTGCTGTACTGAGCCTTGCTGAACTTAGTCTTAGATTGCTTTTCAATCTTAGTCCAAGCATCCTTGCGGTCTTTAGCATTCTTGAGGTAGGTCACTGCCTTTTGGTAGTCACGCTCAATATCCTCTGGCTCGTCTTGTCTAGCGATAGCTTCCTTGACCTCGTTAGCTGAGGCAATGCTGGCATCTATCCCAATCCCCATCATTGCAAGTGCTCTACCTACAGCCGATGTCTCGCAGTTTTCCACGAAGGATGTCTTGTTGATGTTACTCGATGACTTCACTTCATGTGCATGACCTGTGGCTATGACTCGTTGTTCGGGGTCGGCAATCAGGCATTTACAGATACACTCGTCTCCGGTATCCATCATGTTGATTTCTGTGGAGATTGTCCAGTTCTTGTACTGGTCTTCCTGTCGGAAGAATTTAATACGCTCGTTTACTTCGACGTATTGCTTGCCACGGATGTTCGTGGTCTTGAATTTGTGTTGTGACATATTCTATTTAATAAAGGATTCAACTTCTTTCATTATCCATCCTTGTAGTATCACTACTGGGTGTAGTAGGATTGACAGGAGGAGTAGGGGTGACGCTATCAGCATCTTGATTGCTCTCATCATAGGCTTTAACTAAATCTTCGTATTCATCAAGCAGTACACTCTGTTGTCGTATCAGGTTGTGGTAAGCTTGCCTCTCGACGTGAACCGCTTTTGCAAAGTTCGACGTTTTCCGTGACATTTTCAACAGATTACTGCACATTTTTTTCCACATGTTAATTGCTTCATTCATGACTCCCATTCTTTTAGGGGGTCTCGCAACCCAAGTTTTTCTGCTTCGTCTGCGACCAGCATGCATGCCTGCACCATTTGGCTCTGGTCTATGTTGCCTAGGTCGTACCTGCGGCAAACATCAAGGAACATCCGGCAAATTGTCTTGCTGTCGTGAAGTTCGAAGTGCATTGCCATCGTATCCTCACGGCTCATAGCTTCTGTTGTATTACTCATTGTAAAAGGGGTTATGGTTTATACAGCTACAACGTTTCTCGTTGCTCTTTTATTGTGTCCTTCACCGTCATTGACAGCTCGTGCCAGTCGATTGTCTGAAGGCATCCATCAACGAAGTCCTTGAGGATTCCGTTAGGTAGTTTGTTGTAGGTATCCTCGACCAGCATGTCGAAGGAATCTCTACACCACTGAGGGGTTGCTCCCGTTAGGTCGTTCGGATTCTCGGTGTCGATGTAGGTCTCTGCGAGACCATCAACAAAACCCCAGACGTTGACCAACCACGTCTCTCTGTTGCGGAATGACTCGTAACTCATGGCGTTGGGTTTTTGGTAAGACTAACCAACTGGTGATAGTCGTTAAGGATTCCGTTGCGACGAGCCTTTTCAATACCCTGCTCGTAGGTGAAGTACCTTCGATTGGGTTCTGCAATGTGGTACTCCTCGGACACATCGTCCCATACACTCCAGCGCAGAACGCCATCACTACAAAGTTCCCAGTACTCATCTCCCTCGCTGAAGGGAAACTTGAGCTTACGCTGGTACTCTAACCAATCTTGCTTGAATGTCTCCAGCTTCTCATGAATCTTCAGCTTGTGATACTTCTTGTAACTGACCTTCATTGGCACTCGCGTTGAGTTTGTGTTGCCTGCGTACACTTGACAGAAGGCCATCATTGCCTCATCTGTCCACTCGATATTACTATTTACTTCACTCATAATGAAATGTTTTTTGGTTTCTATATCTATAACGCCAGACTCTCTGGGTTATTGTGCTCCGCTTGTTAACGGATGTTAATTACCAAGATGAGCTGTACTCGAAGTCCATCGAGTGCTTCATGTCCTTGGCTTGGATTTGCTGTTGCACAAGCTTCTCGATAGTCTTTGCGGTCATACGCAAGTCCTCCAAGTAGTACTCGTCAAACTCTGTGCTCCCGTAGAAGAACCCACTTTGCGTAGGTAGTAGTTCCTCGGCTCGCTCTGGCGATGCGATGACGGCAAGGCAGGCGTGTCGCAACTCTTGTAGTTGCTCGATACCTACGTAGTACTTCCCGCAGTCATCATCTCCATCCTGCACGTTGTCAACGAACCACTTGTGGATGGCGTTGGCCTTTCTCCAGCACAGCACCTCCTCACGGATGCTGGTCACTTCGCCTACGCTTCCGAGGAAGGGTACACGCTTGTTGTTCATCTTCGCAGAGACCTTGTAGTCTCTGTCTGGTTGGTGACTCCAGTTCCTCACGTAGTGGTTACGAGTCAGGTACATATCTAATCCCATGGTGAATTGTTTTTTGGGGGTTTAACTTAAATGTCCAGTGATTCTAGCTTCCAGAATAACGAGATGACCTCGTTGAAATCTGTGAACTTAGTCTCAGAAACTTGGTCTCCGCTCTCTGAGAACACCACAGCTTCATTGATTCCGTTGAGCGTTGTGATTGACAGCTCAAGCTTTCCGATTTGAATCTTCATGACTCCGGCTTCGGTGGCCTTGTTTTGCGTCACGCTGAAGTGACGTGGGGTTTTATCGAACATACTCATATTGAATTGTTTTTTGGTTTCTATAATTAGAACGGCAGGAACTCGTGAGTTATTGTGCCATCATCGGATAAACTTCCTTGGTCGATGAGGTGACGAGCCAATCGCCCGTAGTTACCCTGAAGAGACCATGCCATGCCAGTCTGGATGAGCACGGAGAACAACTCCAGTATCTCTTCGATGGTACATTGTTGCTCCTCGAAGTTTATAATCATGTCGGTCAACTGACCTTTCTCTGGGATTGCGGCTTTAATCTTCATCTTCAATGGTTTTAAATTCAACTCCTTCTAACTCTTCAGCGGCATCGTCTATCCTCTGCTTGAGGTCGGTGACGAAATCGTTCATGTCAGTGAGCATGTCCTTCACGCTCATGCTTCGCGTGCAACACTGAATCTCGTAGTACATCTCACGAGCACGTTGTAGCAGCTCGGATACCTCCATGATGGCGGGAGCGCAGTCCCATCCGTCTTCTGTTGTCTTAATGATTTTACTCATGGTGAATTGTTTTTGTGGTGTTTCTATAGTTAGAACGCAGTGCTTTCCTTGTTATTGTGCGTTGTCTATAACTTTCCTCCTCTAAATATGATTCGCTCTGTTCGAGCGCATGAATTTCCCTGTCTGCGTAGGGACTTACGCATTAAGTCTTGCTTCTCTGTACTAGACAAAGGCTTTGGTGTCGGTCTGGTTGGTAGGTGACTAAACATTTTGATTTGATTTATGGTTCTATAGTTAAAACGTACCGAGTTCTGAGATATTGTCCGTCGTTTGTTAACGGATGTTAATTAACTCCATCAGGCTGTACTTAGCATCAAGTGCATCAGCTACTAGCATCTGGGATTCTAGGTCAACTCCTTGGAAGAAGTTGTATGCTTCCACCAGCTCTTCCTTCGATAGGTCAAGCTCGATGAATGGGTTGTGTGCGTTATCGAATATCATGCCGCCTGTATTTGGTTCTGGTGATTAGTCAAGTTGCTTTCAGCTTGCTCTTGCTCCTCCTCTAGCTTAACCAACTCAGCCCTTTCTTGAACGAGCTGTTCTCTCATGTTCCTGATGCGATTGGCCTTGCTCTCCACTCGTCGCTTTGCTTCAGCGTCTTTGCTTGATAGGCCTGCCAACTTATCAGCATCCCCATACTTGAGTCCAGATGCAATCACGTTCGCCTCTGGCTTGACCTTAGAGCATTCAACGCACCCGAAAGACTCTGTGCCAACTTGCACTACAGAGAACGTAGTCTGCTTTGGCAGATGCACGCACTGGGTGTCAGCCAGTTGTCGAATCTCATCCGGTGTGAATAGGTCGTCAATCATAGGTTGACCTCGCTCGCATTGTCGAACGGCTGACTCTACAGCCCTCAACTCCTTGTTTAGTAATTTGCCGGACAGCCCAACGATAACGTCGTACAACTTGTCCTCGAATCCAACTACTCTCCATGGTTCATGGGCGTTGGTGGTCAGCTTTTGAATGGTGTACATGTTGCAATCTGTATCCTTCACAACACGCAGTTGGTGACCAATGAAAAGCACATTGGTGAACATGTCGATGTGGTCATCGAACACGGCATCAGTGAACTCATAGCACACCTGACCTTCCTCCAGCCCAGCACGCAGAGGGTCACCTTCGCGCACCGCCTTGAGATACTTACCCCGTTTAATAGACCTCTTGACGTCTTCGTTGTAGTCCAGTAACTCTTGGTTGTCAAAGTGCTTCTTCTCCAAGACAAATTCCAAGACTCGACTCAGGTCATACTCACTTACTCGATTGCTGTAAGCTGAATGGCTTGACCCGTTGCCGTTTGCCTCCTCTAATACAGCCTCACCCTGTTCACACAGCGATATCGTGTAGTCAGACATATTTGGTACGACCTCAAGGAATCGCTTGCAAATAGTAGTACTTGTCCCCCCAACTACAGCCAATCTAGCCTTTGCCATTGCCTTAGCGTTGACAGGCTTTTGTAGTTGATAGTAATCTGCTGGGATGATACCGAAGCTGTTAGCTGTAAGCTTGATGTACTCATCTCTGATTTCTTGCTCAACCTTGTAGATGTTTTGGAATGACGAATTGCATAGCCTCACAAGTGCGATGATGGCTGACTTAGACTCAGGCGTGAAGGCCTTTTTGTTAATCGTGGTTAATCTCATATTGAATTGTTTTTAATGATGTCTTCTTTAGTAATAACGCGGCAGGTTTGCTGTTATTGTGCGCAGTCTGTTAACGGATGTTAATCTTTCACGTAGTTCTCATCTAGGAACACAAAGACCTTCACCTCTACACATTCACCGAAATGTCCTGTTAGGTCACATCCGCACATGTATCGCTCGCTTGATGTGCACTCGAACTCGACGCTAACGAAGTTGGGGTAGTCCTCTTCTCCTTGCATCTGATACCACCTCACCTCGCGCTCCAAGAGATACTCTTCGTGTGCGCCTAGGCACTCGGTGTCCCCGTTAAAGATGGCGGGAAGGAAGTGCTGTCCGCATGTCATCGTGTCTATTTGAATTGCTTTCTGTCCCATGTAATTTATCTGTTGGTGGCTTCTATAGTAATAACGCAGAAGGGGTTCTTGTTATTGTGCTCAGTCTGTTAACGGATGTTAATTAGTATCCGGCAGAGCGTCTAGCCTTCCAGCCATTAGGCTTGTGAAACCTCGTTTTTACAGCATCGCCAGCATACGCCCAAGAGTCCTCAAGCGGAGTCAGGTTCTTTCCATACCAAATCTCATCGACGTTCCAGCCCTTAGTCCTCTCCATGTATGCGATGAAGTTGTCTATGTGGCTCTCGTTGTTGAACGTCTTCGAGCAAGCCCATGTCCCCTTGCTCCATGCGCTCCCAGTGTAGAACTGGATTGTGGCGCGGAACTTTCGGTCAGTTCGGACTACTCCGGTGTTTGGGTAGCTTGCGTATGCAATCGGTGTTGAGTCGTATTTTTTCATGTTCTCTCGTTTCTATAGTAGTAACGCTGGATGTGTTCGTTTTATTGTGCGTTACTTGTGAATTAATGTTAACGCCCCGAAGGGCGGAGGGGAGGCTCACGCCTCTCCCCCCATGATGAAGTCCACAGCCTTCATTGCCTTGTTCGCGGCTGATAGAGCCATCTTCGGCTTATCCTTCAACTGCTTCACCCAGTTGTTGACGTAGGCTTGGCTGTTTGCGTGGTCATCCTTTGGCTCGATGCCTGTGAGACCGACGAGGAACTGAGCACCAATCTCAGCTACCAACTCCTCCTTGCTATAGTCCTCAGACCCGAAGGCGGCCACCTTGTTCAGGCGGTTCAAGATATCCTCGTGACCAGTGCTGTGCACCAACTCGTGGAACAGAGTCTTGTAGTAGTCATCGTTC